GTCAAGACTTGCAAAATTACTTGCAGAAGAAGATATTCATGTAGTTCATAAACCAGTGGAAACCGCTGCTTTTGATGTAAAAAACAGAGAGTTGGTTTTACCAATATGGAAAGATATGACCGAAAGTGTTCAAGATATGATGACACTTCATGAGGTTGGTCATGCATTATGGACTCCACTAAAAATGTTAGAGGATGCCAAGAAAAAGAAGATTAAGTTTTCTTTCGTCAATGTTCTAGAAGATGTAAGAATAGATAAGATGATTAAAAACAGATACCCAGGCGGTGTTAGATCTTACAATCTTGCATATAAAGATTTACAAAATAGAGATTTCTTTGGTACTCATGGTAAAGACCTAAAATCATTCAATCTTATTGATAGAATCAATCTTCACTATAAAGGTTATAGTGATGTTCCATTTTCTGATGAAGAAATGGTTTGGGTTCAAAAAGCCAATGAGACTAAGACTCCTACACAAGTTCTTAAACTTGCACAAGAGTTGTATGATTATATAGATGAAAACGAAGAGTCACAAGGTCAAGATACTAATCCACAAAATCCTGCTGGTAATCAAAAGGGTGATGACAATACTACAGAGTCAAATAGTGGTAATAGTGGTGACGAAAAAGGTGACGAGTCTCAAGATTCTGAGGGTAGTTCAGAGGACGCTAAAGAGGGTGATTCTGACGACCAAGGTAGTGCTGGAGACGACCAGAAAGACGACCAGACGGAAGGAGAATCACAGAGTTCTAGTGGTTCTGATGACAAAGATACGGAAGGTCAAGAAGAAAAACCTAAGACTACTAATGGTAAAGAAGGTGGTAAATCTGAGGGTGACTTTGAAGCCACTACAGATAATACCTATGCACAAAACTCTAAAAAGTTTCTAGACAAAACTGCAAAAGACAGAGTTTATGCTTGGATACCTAAGTTAGAAAATATTGATGATATGATTGTGTCACCAAAAGAAATATTAGGTGATATGAGAGATCATTATCAGAATGAAACTCATGATAAGTATTATCAAAGTAATTTAGATGAGATTAAAACTTTCCTAGACAAATCTAAGAAAACAGTTTCTTATGTCACTAAAGAGTTTGAGATGAAGAAAGCTGCAGATCAATACAATCGTGCCACTGTTGCAAAAACTGGTTCGCTTGATATGTCTAAGTTACATACTTACAAATACAATGAGGATTTATTTGCCAAGGTTACAAACTTGCCTGGGGCCACTAATCACGGATTGGTTTTCTTTTTAGATTGGTCAGGTTCTATGCAAGAAAACATGACTGGCACTATGATGCAATTATTTAATCTTACTGAGTTCTGTATGAGAACTAAGATACCTTTTGAGGTTTATGCTTTCTCTGATAGAAGTGTAAATAGGTATGGAGATTGGAAACAAAAATTTAAGTCTGGTGACTTGATGATTCAAGATTGTAGATTGTTTAACTTTCTAAGTTCTTCAATGTCTAAAAAAGATCAAGTCGAGATGATGCACTACATGATTATGATGGGTAATTATTGGAAGGGTTATAGAAATTGGAGAACTGGTGGTTATCCTATTAGTGTTCATAACAAATATCAATTAGGTGGTACGCCTTTGAATCATGCGATTGTCGCTGCCATGAAGATTGTTCCAGACTTTCAGATGAAACATTCACTTCAAAAAGTTCATTCAGTTTTTCTTACTGATGGATATAGTCACAGAATTGATGGTGCTATGACAGTTGGAACTGATCGTGATGGTAAAGACTACAATGGTGTAAGAGGTGTCTGTAATGGTTATACTCATGACATTTATATCACTGATCCAATTACTAATAATAAAGTTGAGATTAAAGATATGAAGTATTCAAGAAATGCTCAGACACTTTCACTTTTCAAGTTGTTAAAGAAAAGAGTGCCTAACATGAATATTGTAGGTTTCTTTATCGCTGGTTCTGGTCGAAAAGGTAATGTTCACAAAAATGTTCTTGCTGATAAGTTCGATCTTTGTCAGTATAATGACTACAATAAAATAAAAGAGTTATACAAAGTTCTTAAAAAAGAGAATGTAGTTGTCGCAAAAGATGAGGGATACGATGAGTTCTATATCTTGCCTGGGGCAGGTGCGATGGATGAGAATGAAGAATTAGTAGTCGAGGGTAAGGTTACTCAGGCTACTCTAAAAAGGGCGTTTATGAAATCTTCAAGTAACAAGATGACGAATCGCCCAGTGTTAAACAAGTTTGTTGGGATGATTGCCTAATGCAAAAGTGCTGTAAAAACAATGTGATAAAAAAAGACTTGACATTGGCCCAAACTTGTGTTAGCTTATAAGTATGATGAGAATTGAAATAGAGAGGTTATATTATGTATTTAAGTCCTAGAAAACAGTTGTTTGTTGATACTGCTTCTGATAAGTTCGGTGGTGGTTCAATACTCAACAAATCTCAAGTTAAAGAAACTTGTGACGATCTAAATATCCCACTTGCTGGTTGGTTTTTAGGTCAATGTAAAGTTGGGTACAATCAGTTTAAGTTACCTAACGAAGAAAAGTATGCTACTGAGACAGTTCAGACTAACGCTCCTGCGCCAGTAGAAAATACTACAGTGAATTTGGTTGCGACTAATATGGATAAACAAAATTTAGTTCCTGCTGCCTTTGAGGGTTTTGTTCCTTGGGGTCATTATTCAACAATCAAACAAATTGTTGAGTCTGGTCTGTTCTATCCAGTTTTTGTTACTGGCCTGTCTGGTAATGGTAAAACTCTTATGATTGAACAGATTCATGCAAAACTCAAAAAAGAGTTGATAAGAGTTAACATTACTATTGAGACCGATGAGGACGATTTACTTGGTGGTTTCAGATTAGTAAATGGTGAAACTAAGTTTGTTCCTGGGCCAGTTATTGAGGCCATGGAAAAAGGTTGTACTCTTTTGTTAGACGAATGTGATTTAGGTTCTAACAAGTTACTTGCCCTTCAACCAGTTCTTGAGGGTAAAGGTGTTTACTTGAAAAAAGTAAACAAGTGGGTAACGCCTAAACAAGGTTTTAATGTGATGGCAACTGCAAATACTAAAGGTAAAGGTTCAGAGGATGGAAGGTTCATTGGAACTAACATTTTGAACGAGGCCTTTCTTGAGAGGTTTGCAATCACTATTGAACAACCATATGCAACTACTAAGACCGAAAAGAAAATCGTTATCGGTTCTATGAAGAAGTATGGAAAAGTTGATGAGTCTTTTGCAGACAATTTAACTAAGTGGGCTGATGTAATCAGAAAGACTTTCTTTGATGGTGGAGTTGACGAGGTTATCTCTACTAGAAGATTGGATCACATAGTCAAAGCCTTCGCTATCTTTGGAGATAAGATGAAGGCCATCGACCTTTGTGTCGCTAGGTTTGACGATGAGACTAAGGACTCATTCAAAGACTTATACACTAAGATAGATAGTGGTGTCGATATCTCAACACTAACAAGTGATGACTCTTCAATAGATGCAGAACTTGCTGAGATGGATGAAGAAGAGGATGACGCTGACTTCTAAAAATAAATTATCTTATAGGGGTTGTAATCTATGATTGCAATCCTTATATATAATATAGACAACGCCATAATGGGTTGTCGCTAAATCTTGCTTAATAAAGGAGAGAAAAATGGTAAGAACTAATTTAAGTCTATTCGACAATTTCAATCAATTAACGCCTTATGCCGTTGGCTTCGATAGAGTATTCGACCAACTGCAAAACTATGTAGAGAATAATTCTACATCAACAGGCTATCCACCTTACAATATCAGAAAAGATGGTGAGTATAATTATAATATTGAAATGGCACTTGCAGGCTTCAGTAAAAAAGATATTGAAGTTGAAGTTGCAGATGGTGTACTAACAATTCGTTCAGTAAAAGAGAATGAAGAGGATGACAGCAATTTGTATAGAGGAATCTCATACAGAAAGTTTAATCGAAAGTTTACTCTTGCTGATGATATTATTGTTAAAGACGCTAAATTACAAGATGGTCTTTTGAAGATTTCTTTGGAGAAGATTGTTCCAGAGGAAAAGAAACCAAGACTCATCGAAGTAAAATAAATTTAAATGGGGGGTTGACATTGCCCCCCATTTTATGTTAGCGTAGGAACAATAACCATAACTAAGGAGATTATATTATGGGATTAAAAACATTTGATGTTGCTCCAGACCAATTTAAAGATGGTGGTGTAGCAAAACCAGACGAAGAACATTGGACTTCTAAAGAAAAAATACCTACAGATGATATAGAAAGTTTGCAAAAAGCAGATGAAGAACATGAGAAAGCTAATAGTGGTTTAAAAGTTTCTATGAAAACAAAACTTGCATTACATATGATGCGAGTAGAGATTCCAGAATCTGCCATTGATGAAATCAATAATTATATTGACGAAGAATTATTGACTAAGGATGAAAGATTTGGTCAAGTAAAAGGTAATACTACAGTATCAAATACTTATTCTTGGGGTCTTGTAGGACAAATAAAACAGAATGAAAAATCAGCACAGATTGAGTTTCCTATTACAGATGAAACACAAGGTTCAGTTCCTGGGCAAGTAAAAACAATTATTGAACAATGTGCAAGAACTTATTTACAAAAAGCATTTGATATGGATGCTGTGATTGATGCTTTCGAAGCATGGTCAGTTCATAGTTATGCTGGTGATTATAATCCACTGCACGATCATGGTGTAGTTACTCAACAAGGATTATCATGTATCCTATATCTAAAAGTTCCACCACAGATTGAAAAGATAAATGCTGAAGAACAATGGAACTTGGCAAACAACTCTGGTGCCGTAGATGGATTTACTTATTTTCAATGGGGAGTAAACGGAAGGTCAGATACTAAGATACTTAGACCTGCCACAGATGAATATGTAAAGCCTGAAAAGGGTGTACTTATGATATTCCCTAATTGGTTAAGACATGCTGTCATGCCTTTCTCTGGTGAAGGCGAAAGAAGGACTTTCTCTACAAATATCAATGTGATGGATAAATTGATCCTAAAACAACTTGGTATAACTGCACCAGCAGACCAGATGGAATACATGAAAAATTTAAGAGATAAAAGACAACTTGCAACTAAGAGGAAATAAATGCCAAAATATAAATTTCGTGAAGATAAAATTCTTGACGAATTGAAAAATTATGTAGACGCTACTTATGATAAACATTACAGTGAGGGTAAATACCAAGCGACAGAGTTCATCATAGATGGTGGTCATGGTGAGGGTTTTTGTATTGGTAATGTATTAAAATATGCACAACGATATGGAAAGAAAAATGGTAAGGATAGAAATGACTTGCTTAAGATCATACATTATGGTATGATGGCACTTTATATAAATGAAACGGAGAGTGAAAATGAAACTAAGTAATGATACTGTAGGTATACTTAAAAACTTTGCTTCAATCAATCAGAACTTGATTATCAAAGAAGGTAGTGAACTTACAACTATGTCTGCAATGAAAAACATTGTGGCAAGAGCGAAGGTGATGGAAACATTTCCAAAAGAGGTTGCAATCTATGATTTGAATGAGTTTCTTGCTGCCTTATCTTTATTTACAACACCAGTTTTGGATTTCCAAGACCAGTTTGTAACTATGTCAGAAGAAGGTAATCCAAGAAATAGTTTGAAGTATTTCTATTCAGATCCTAGTGTGGTAACTAGTCCAAGTAAAATGATTACTATGCCTTCAGAAGAAGTAACTTTTACTTTAAATGATGATACTGTAAATCAGTTGAAAAGGGCTGCAGGAGTGATCTCTTCACCAGACTTGGCGTTAGAAAATAACTTACTTACTGTCAAAGATAAAAAGAATGATACTGCAAATAACTATTCTATCAATGTAGATTGTAAGGCAGAAGAAAATGCAGATTATACTTTTTTCTTCAAAGTTGAAAATCTAAAACTATTAGGTGGTGATTATAGAGTTGCTGTATCTAGTAAGTTTATTAGTCACTTTAAAAATACTAAAAGTGATATTGAGTATTGGATTGCACTTGAGCCTGAATCTAAATATAATGTTTAATTTGAAGGAACTATATTATGGAAAACTTTTTGTGGGTCGAGAAGTATCGGCCCGAGACTATTGATGATTGTGTTTTACCAAACCACCTAAAAGATACTTTTAAAGAGTTTGTTAAAAACAAATCTATCCCAAATATCATACTATGTGGAAGTGCTGGTGTAGGTAAAACTACAGTTGCAAAAGCAATGATAAATGAAATCGGCGCTACTTATATGATGATAAATGGTTCAGAGGAATCAGGCATTGATGTTCTCAGAACTAAAATTAAAAACTTTGCTTCTACAGTAAGTCTAGAGGGTGGTAGAAAATATATCATTCTAGATGAGGCAGATTATCTAAATCCACAATCTACTCAACCTGCCTTGCGAGGTTTTATGGAAGAGTTTCATAAGAACTGTGGATTTATTCTCACTTGTAATTATAAAAACCGATTGATTGAACCATTACATTCAAGATGTTCTGGCATTGATTTCACGATAAATAATGGTGAGAAGATAAAACTTGCAGAAACTTTTTTTGTAAAAGTAAAAGATATCCTAGACGGAGAAGGAATTAAGTATGAACCTAAGGCTGTTGCTGAACTAATCAATAAACACTTTCCAGATTGGCGTAGAGTTTTAAATGAGTTACAAAGATACTCTGCTACTGGACAGATTGATGCTGGTGTTCTTGTTAATATATCCGAAAAAAATATCGGTGAGTTGATGCATGCTTTGAAGGGAAAGGAGTTTACAAATGTCAGAAAGTGGATTGTTGCTAATCTTGATAATGACCACACTAGGATTTATCGCCGGATTTATGACTCGCTTTATGATCATCTTGATCCCAATACTATTCCTCACGCTGTTGTTATACTTGGGGATTATCAGTATAAATCTGCCTTTGTAGCAGATCAAGAAATAAATATGTTGGCTTGTCTAACAGAGATTATGGGAGTGGTGAAGTTCAGATGATATACGATAGATTACAAATAATAGACAACTTAGTAGAGCCACATATTGCAGAAATTATAGACTCTGAGGTACAACAACTTTCATGGAAATATGACTACAACTCTAGAAAAGGTGGCACTAATAAACATTGGCACATTAAGGCAGTTCATACAGAAAAAGAGATGTTAGATAGAGGTATGGATTGGATTATGCCCATATGGCAATCTGCAATGAATAAAGTAAAACTAGATTTACAATGGGAAAGAGTTTATCTAAACGCTCATACTCATGGTGTAGAACCACTTTCACATACAGATGATGGTGATTATACTTTAATATATTATCCTAGACTAGATTGGGAAAAGGATGATATGGGTGGAACTATTGTATTAAATGAGATTGCAGAATATAAAGGTAACAGATTGATTTGTTTTCCAGCAAAACAAGTTCATCAAGCGATGCCTGTGTCTAGAAACTGTCATAAGTTGAGAACTTGCATAGTATTTAAAACTCTAGATAAGGGTGGACAAATCTATAATTCAGATAGACTAGAGGGATACAAGGAGATGGAACTTGTATGAACTAAAAGAATATCTTAATGCCATAAACTATACCAAAGAAAAACTTATGGACACTGGTGATGAAGTTTGGGAAAAGAAATATCCAGCCTTCATCATAAATAAGTGTCTATTAGATACAGAAACTATTCAACTTACAAATGAGATGAATATCAAACACCACCTAGATAATAAGTTACAGTTTGACTTTTTACTAAATAGTCTTAGACCAAGAAAAAGATTTAATCCTTGGTTGAAAGCGAGTAAACTAAAGAATCTAGAGTATGTAAAAGAGTATTATGGATATAGTAATGAAAAGGCAAAATCCGCTCTTAATATACTTAATGATGAACAGATTAAGACTATTAAAGATAGTTTGAAAAAAGGTGGAAAAAATGGAAGAGGTTAAACTGAATTGGAAACAAGATGATATGCTTGAAATCGTCTTGAAAGAACCAGATGACTTTCTCAAAGTTAGAGAAACATTATCTAGAATTGGTGTTGCAAGTAGAAAAGACAGAAAACTATATCAATCTTGTCACATCTTACATAAACAAGGTAAATACTATTTGGTTCATTTTAAAGAACTTTTTGCTCTTGATGGTAAAGAAACCAACTTGAGTGAGAATGATATTGCTAGAAGAAACACAATAGGCAAATTACTAAGTGATTGGGGTTTGGTGACGCTAAAAGGGGAAGTAGACCCAGTAGCACCACTAAGTCAAATAAAGATTATTTCATTCAAAGAAAAGAATGAATGGATTTTGGAGACAAAATATAACATTGGTAAGAAAAAAGAAGATACCAAAGAAATATAAAACTATGGGGATAGTGTATGGAAAAGTTTGCCGACTTTATCACAGAAGCAAAACTCGATACTGATATCGAAGTAGCAGTTCTAACAAAATTAAAATCTAAAAAACCAGAGTTAGTAAGCAATCTTATAGAGAAAGTTTGTAAGAAAAGAGGTATTAAGTGTCATATCATCAATGTTAAACAAGCATGGATTAACAAGAATGACTTAGAAACTGGATTACTTACTGTTTCAAATATTGATGGTGAAGATACAGTTGTAGAATTTAACACACGAAAAACAGTTTGTTTTGTTCGTGCTGGTGTTTTGGAGGATGAGATTGGTATTGCACTTTTGACATCGTTTGAAAGAGCTGGTGCATTTATGGTTAACAATAAAGAAGGTATGTTAACTTGTGATAATAAGATGTCGGCGTTTTTATCTTTTGAAAGAAATAGTATTCCTACACCTAGAACATCAATTATCTCAAATGAGAAAAGTCTAGATGATGCACTAGAAAGAGTTGGTAATAAATATCCTATGATTATCAAGTCGATTACTGGTACACAAGGTATCGGTGTATCTATCGTAGATTCATATGAAAGTTTAGTATCAAATGTACAATCACTTTGGAAGTTTGGTGCAGAACTACTAATTCAAGAATATCTAAAATTTGATTACGATATTAGAACTATCGTGGTAGGTGGTAAAATACTTGCCTCAACAAAAAGAATACGACCAAAGGATGACTTTCGTTCTAATAGACACAGAGGTGCTACTACAGAACCACATAAGTTATCAGATGCAGAAAGAGAAACTATACTAAGAGCCGCTCGTGCCGTAGGTGCATATGTAGTTGGAGTCGACCATGCACTAGTTGGAGATAAGATTTATGTGTTAGAATGTAATGGTTCTGCTGGTATAGGTTCTAACTTTGCAATGTATGATGCGACAGATACAGAATCAGATAAGAACGATTATGTTGGTGAAGCAAAACCATCTAAGATTGTAGATAAGTTAATAGAATTTATTCAAGTTACAAATAATCGTAGACACTCATTTCCTACAGAAAGTGGATATGTTGAAAGAATAGAAATAGAAGGATATGGCCCACTAAGAGCAAAGTTTGATACTGGTAATGGAACTAACGCTTCCATGTTTGTAGTAGACAAAGTAGAGATCAAAGGTAGAACTGTAAGGTGGGAAAAGAATGGTAAGAAGTTTACAAGTGCTTTACAAGGTATTTCAAAACCAGAGCATGTTGGAAAAATAGATGAAAGACCTATCGTAAATGTAAATATTATATTTAACAATAGAAAGTATATAGATGTTCCTATCGGACTTGCAACAAAAGATGCGAGAAGTAATTTTCTTGCAAATAGATCATTGATGACTTTGTTTCAAGTCACTGTCAATCCAAATAGAAGATTTGTCCTATCAGATTGGATTGAGAGAGGTGACGAAAATGATGAGGACGATTTACCAACTAAAAAAATGAAAGGCATTGACCAAGGGAGAAGAAGCAAATGAAAGCAGGAGATCATTTAATTTTGGCTGCAAAAAAGCAGGCAGAGGGAGAAATAGAAGTACATAAGGCAAACATCAAGGTTTATCAAACCATGCCTGCAGGCATTGGAGAACATAGTGATATCACTGAGGCCGTAATCGCAGAACTAGATAAACTTGCTTCTGCACATGACAGACTAGAAATGATTAACAAATATTTCCCAACAAAGGAAGAAAAGTTACCTTTGTTTGAAAATAATTCTTGACATTACCACACAAAAACTATATAATGGATACAAATGGTGAGTTTCTATACAAATATTTTACAGTGGGGCAATCAGCTTCTCATTAGAGAAGTTGTAGACGGCAAGAGACAAGTTCGTAGAGTTAAGTATCAACCGACATTATTTACACCATGTAAAAATGAAAGTGGATACAAAACTCTTACTGGACAGAATGCTGCCCCAATCAAGTTTGACAATATCAAAGAAGCAAAAGAATGGACTAAACAGTATGAGAATCAGAAACATTTAGTTCTGGGTCAAACACAGTTTCCATATGTCTATTTGTCTGATCAATATCCTAATTCAGTAAACTGGGATTTGGATAATATTCTAATCACTACTATAGATATCGAAGTTCAATGTGAAAATGGATTTCCTAATCCACAAGATGCACTTGAACCTATGCTATCTATTACTGTTAAGAATCATCAGAACAAACAGATTGTAGTTTTTGGTATTGGTAAATATGAAAGTAAAAGAACAGATGTAACTTATATCGAATGTTCAAGTGAACCACACTTGTTCAAAGAGTTTCTTTTGTTTTGGGAAAAGAATACACCAGACATTATCACTGGTTGGAACACAGAGTTCTTTGATGTTCCATATCTCTGTAATCGTATCAAGAATTTATTTGGTGAGGATGAACTCAAAAGACTATCGCCTTGGAGAATGGTCACGGAGAGAGAAGTTTATAATAGTGGTAGAAAACATCAACTGTATGAAATTAAAGGTGTTGCCCATTTAGATTATCTTGACTTGTATCATAAGTTTACATACACAAGTCAAGAATCATATTCTCTAAATCACATTGCATATGTAGAACTTGGAGAAAAGAAAGATGAAAATCCCTATGATACTTTTAGGGATTGGTATACAAAAGACTTCCAATCTTTTATTGACTATAATATCCTTGATGTGGAATTAGTTGATCGTATCGAAGATAAGATGCGATTGATTGAGTTGTGTTTGACTATGGCGTATGAGGCCAAAGTAAATTATATGGATGTTCTTGGTTCTGTGAAGTATTGGGATATCTTAATATTTAATTATCTCAGAAAGAAAAACCTAGTCATACCACAGAAGAATGCTTCAGATAAATCATCTAAGTTTGAAGGTGCATATGTCAAAGATCCTATTGTTGGTGAACACAAGTGGGTTATGTCTTTTGACTTGAATAGTTTGTATCCACACTTGATGATGCAATATAATATTAGTCCAGAGACACTAAAATCCTTGAGAACTATTGAAGGTATGAAAGTTGATAAACTTCTAAAAAAAGAGGTTGATACATCTGTTCTTAAAAATACAACTATGACACCTAATGGTGCATTGTTCAAAACAAATGTAAAAGGTTTTCTTCCAGAGTTGATGGAAGATATGTATAATGATCGTGTCATTTACAAGAAAAAGATGTTGGAAGCAAAACAACAATATGAAGATACAAAAGAACCATCACTACTTAAAAAGATTTCAAAGTATGATAATATTCAGATGGCAAGAAAGATTGCACTAAACAGTGCTTATGGTGCAATCGGTAATCAGTATTTTAGGTATTACTCTCTTGCAATGGCAGAAGCAGTTACTACCTCTGGACAACTATCTATTCGTTGGATTGAAAATAAGGTAAATGAATACATGAATGATTTACTTAAAACAGATGGTAAAGATTATGTAATCGCTTCAGATACAGATTCTATCTATGTGACATTTGGTGATTTGATTGATAAGTTCAAACCTAAAAGTCCAGTGGACTTTCTAGATATAATTGCAAAAGAAAAGATAGAACCTTTTATCAACAAGTCGTATCAAGAACTTGCAGATTATACTCATGCATTTGACCAGAAGATGTTTATGAAAAGAGAAGTGATTGCTGACAAGGGTATCTGGACAGCAAAGAAAAGATATATTTTAAATGCATGGGATGTTGAAGGTGTTCGTTATCATGAACCAACTCTCAAGATTATGGGCATTGAGGCAGTTAAGTCATCTACGCCAGAACCTTGTAGGATTAAAATTAAAGAAGGTTTAAAAATCATCATGAGTGGTGATGAGAAAATGCTAAATAAGTTTATACAAGATTTTAGAAAAGAGTTTATGAATATGTCACCACAATCTATCGCATATCCAAGAAGTGTGAACGGATTAAAGAAATGGTTTGACTCTAATTCTTTGTTTGCGAAGGGTGCTCCTATTCATGTGAAAGGTGCAATATTATATAATCATTTACTCAAAGAAAAGAAACTACAACATAAGTATCCATTTATTCAAGAAGGAGATAAGATTAAGTTTTTACATTTAAGAACACCAAATATTCATCAATCATCTAGTATATCTTTTATTACAAAACTACCTACAGAATTTGGACTAGATAATATGGTAGATAGAGAACAACAGTTTGAAAAGTCTTTTGTAGAACCACTTAATTTTATTCTTAAAAATATTAACTGGAATGTGGATAGGACTTATGGAACACAAGGTAACTTATTGGATTTCCTATGATACTAGATAAACAAGACTCGATATATGCTGCTACAAAATTGATGAGATACTTCAAAGATTTCAATCGTATTGATGATTATTTTCGTGCAAGAAAGATAGAAAGAGTTAGAGATATTCCTGCCCCCTTGCCTGGCATGTCACTTGAAGATGATATGTTTCAAGATTATGATCTGCATCCAGAGGACATGAACTTCCAAGTTGTAGAAATGCCTACAAAACTATTTGATACTCTGTTAGAAAAAACTGCATCATTTAGTCCAGACGAAAACCCAGGCAAGACGCTCAAACTTGTAGTAAAAGAAACTACTACAAATACTGTAGTTGGATTTATTAGATATGGTAGTCCACTAATAAACAGTAAACCTAGAAATGATTTTCTTGGTGGAGTTCCAGACTTAGATATATTTAATAAAAGGGCAATCATGGGTTTCAATATCGTGCCTGTGCAACCTTTCGGTTATAATTATCTTGGTGGTAAATTACTTGCAGCCATATGTTGTTCCCATGCAAGTCGTAGAATGTTAAACAAGAAATATGATACCAAGTTTTGTTTATTTGAGACTACATCTTTGTATGGTAATATCAAAGGTGCAAGTATGTACGATGGTATGCGACCATATCTTAGATATAAAGGTGATACACAATCTAAGTTTCTACTAACACTTGGTGAAGATATCTATCCAGAGATGAGGGATTGGTTTACAGAAAAGAATGGTGGTGAGGAACTTATACATAAAGGCGCCTCAAGTAGAAAACTTAAAATGCAAACTAAGATGGTAGGTATTGTAAAGAAAAGTTTACTAGAACATGATAAGAAAGCATATGAATTATTCTCAAAAGAGATTGCAAAAGCAAGTGATGTCACTACACAAAAAAGATTTTATATGTCAGAGTATGGATACTCTAATGTGAGAGATGTATTGTTAGGTAAAACTAATGACTTGACAAAAGCAGAAAACTATGATAGGTTTGAACTTGAAAATGTAGTTACATGGTGGAAAAAACTTGCTACTAAAAGGTATATTAAAATGATTAGAGAGGACAAGTTAAGAAGAGAACTTGAAGTTTGGAATCAAGAAACTATGAATAAGATTGACATTATAAGATGAAAACTTATATACATGTAAATCAACATAAAATAAGAGCAAATAAAAAACATGGAACAAATGAACCAGTTATCACTGTTAAAAAAGGTAAAACCAACACATACTGTCATGAAGTTAAAATACTTGGTTCTAGTACAGTGGTGTATGGCGGTAATGATAAACCTCTTCTTTCTTGTGGCGCTAGAGTTGTCATTATGACAGAGGGAGATGTGGAGATTTTAAAATGAAAATATGTGTTGCAAGATTACGAAGTAATGTAAAATATAATGGCCCACTTGAAACAGTTCTAGATAGTTTTTTTGAGAACTATGTAAAGTGGATGAAAGCAAATCCACAACATGAATATAGAACTTACAATGTATCATTTGGTTCAGAAAGACCTAAAAGGACACCAGAGAATATAGAGTGGGCCGATGTAATAGTTATACCTAGTGATTCAGAGTTTAGGTATCATGGTGAGTTACAGATGAATCCAAAAGACCTTGCAAAGTCACAAAGTCACATGGAAAAGATTATACCATTCTTTGAGGGTAAAACTGTAATTATGTGGAGAAGTGACAGAGGAGATACAGAAGAATTGTATCGTAGTTTTATACCTAATATTAAAAACTTTCATACAATAGATGAGATAGATTTTAGTGGTAATATTCATGGAATGAAATATCATTTTATACAATCTCTTAAAAATCCACTTGCACAAATGATGAGTGATGGTAAAACTACAGACTTCGGCTACTGGGGTCGCATGAAACCCTCAGAAAAAAATGTAAGAGAAAAAACTATTCGTGAGATATATCGCTCAG